GATCCCAGAAGCGCTCAAAGCAATGTATAAGTATATGGATTGTGAGAGAAAAAAAGAGACTATGTGCTTGACAATGGACAAATTATATGAGTGGTTAGAGAATATGCAATATCCATTAAGGTCATCAAGTGGAATTCGTCCAGGTCCGAAAGGAGAGTCTTGTTCAAAAGATGGTGTCACGTACAAATTATCTGTCAATGGAAAAAAACTTGAGCAATTTGAATATGTTAAACGTCAAGTTGAAGTTATGATTAAAAAAATGTCTAGGGAAGACTATGTTCATGACTCCCATCCATTTCCATGTGTTCAAGTGTCACTTAAGAATGAGGTATTTACAATTGATTTTTCAGCAGCACTAGCTGATAGGTATTTAGAACAGTTAAAGTTGAAACATAAAACACGAGTTTTCTTTATACCTGAACTTGGTGATTTTGTTCTTCTTAATCTTGTTCAACATCAGCGTGTGTTGATGGAGAGAGATGGAAACTTGATATATATAGGATATAAGCCATTTCATGGGGGGGCTAATAAACTTGCGACTAGGATGCGATACTTTGATATTAATATGACTTGGTATGATGCTGATTTTAAAGGATTGGATACTACAATAAAAATGCATTTTTTGGCATTATATATGATAATGGCAAGTTATTATATAGATGGCAAAGGGTCAGAGGAAGAAGCTATAAGGTCATTTATGAATATGCTGAAAATATCTACATCGAATTTATGTGTAAAATTGGTTCACATTTTTGGTAAAGTGTGGAGAATTTTATTTGGAACAATGCCAAGTGGATCATATGTGACTTCCCATGGTGATTCGTGGATAGTTGGATTGATTTTCTTTATTTACTTTATACATATGGGTTTGCAACATCCGGAGTATTATGGATTAATTTTAAATCATTTGGCATGTGGTTTATTAATCCTGATAGTTTACGGAGATGACTTTTCTTTAGGAGTTCATAAAATGATTTCAAAGGTTATAAATATAAATGAATTTTCTAAATGGGTTTCTGAATATTTGGAAATGGAACTTCGAAACACTAGACAAATTGATCGTTTTTTGAGTGTCCCAGATAAAGTAGGAGGATTGTCATACACTGGAGCAGTATTCTTGCAGAGAGTGTTTGTTGCTAGAGAAAGTGTGACCTCTCGTACCGATCTTCCTTTGGTTTTACCTTATAAACCTTTACAAAAACAGTTGCCTAAATTTCATTATGGGAAAGGTAATGTTAGAACAGATGAGGATTACTTAATGAGCTTAATTGGATATGCTTGGGATACTCAAGGAACAAATAAAGTTGCGTATGATTGTTTCAGAATGATGTATAATGAATTTTTGAAGCATACTGATGTAACTTTTGAAACAGCTTTATCAAAGTTCATGATGAATATTGCTGATGATACGACTGCAACCCGATTGTTTCGAAAGGTTGGAGTGAACTTAGATGATTATAAAAAAGGCTTTCCATCAATTGACACGTTGCTTGATTATCATATAAAGGATGATGAACGTGCAAAATTTACTCCTGAGTTCTATAGTGAGTCAAAGAATATTTTTGTTTAAACACTAATAAGGTTGTTCGAGGTGCAAATCCTCCAGATTATAAAGTGTGTGATCTCACAATTATAAATTTACTGCATAGGTGGACAGATTAACCTTAATTTTATTAAAAAAAAAAAACACGC